GTCGCAACTGCGATCGCCTGATGCAGATAGCTCTCGGCCACCGAGGCGGCGATCATCTCGACATGAGCACGGTCGACGAGACGAAGCCTGTCGACGACGTCGATCGAGGCGATCTCGATCTCTATTTCGTGGTCGGGCGCCGATGGCGAGGACGAGATGTCGAGCACGTCGCGGCTGGCGTCAAAATAGGCGGAGGCGTCGCGCATCACGCAGCTTTCCCGCTCGAACGACCCCGACGGACGAGGCGACGCCCGGACTTGTCCCAACGATCCGGCCACAGGACGTGCAACGGAATGCGAAGCGCCTCGGAAATCGCTCTCTCCGCGCCGCGTTGGGGCCGCCGGAGAGCCGCTCGCAGGGCGACGTCCGATACGCCGTATTGCTGGCCGATGGCCGGCAAAAAGCGGAACTTGGACTTCCGGACCGCGGCAAGGATGTCAGCTTCGTGCATGGGGCCTCGACAATTGGCGGGCGGGGCCGCCATCTGTTAACGATATTCGTAACGAACGTGACCATAAGCCGAGAAAGATCGGTATGTCAACCGACAGAAGCCGAGGATTACCGACTGATGAAGAGAGAGACCTACAATTCCACGGATAACCGCTTCGGGGAGCGGTTTCGTCTCGTCATCGACCGGATCGGAACCCTTGAAAAAGCGGGAAACCTCGTCTCAACGACAGGGGAGCAGGTCGGCAAATGGCGGGATGAGAAGGCGAAGGCCCCGTTTTTGGCGGTAGCGATTCTTGCCCAGGCGGCTGGCGTGTCGATTGAGTGGCTCGCGTTCGGGACGGGTGCGGCGCCTACAGGGCCGCCGACGCCAGTCGCGGGCGAGGGAGACAATGATAACGTGGCCTTTGTCCCGCTGCTGGATGTCGTGGCCAGCGCCGGCCCCGGCTTTGAAAATATCCGACCCTATGCGATCGACGCCCTGCCGTTCCCAAAGAGCTGGCTCCATCGCTTGGGAGTGCCGGAGCGCTACGCGCGGTTCATTGATTGCCGGGGCGACTCGATGGAACCGACAATCCTTGATGGAGCGATCGTGCTGATCGACACACGATTTCAGCAGACCAGAGGCGACGGCATCTACGTGCTCCTGGACGGGCCAAACGTCCGGATCAAGAGGATCGCGGTGGGCTGGGAAGGCGCCTTGCAGTTGCTCTCCGACAATGAGCGGTATGAACCAGAGCAATTGGCCCCACCGGACGCCGAGGCACTTCGGGTGGCAGGCAAAGTCGTATGGGCAGGAGGAGAACTATGAAGTCGGCTACCGTTGGTCTGTCTCTGGCCTTGCTGATGATAGCAGCCAAGGCCCATGCAAATCCGAAAGACGTTCAGGCACTGCTCAAGCCGTGTTCTGCTGAAGAAACTTGCCAGTTCTACCAGACTAAATTCAAGGACGAGTACGCGGGAGCCTTCAAGCGCCGCTATTCCAGCCAGCGCAACGTCGCCTATATGCTGGAGGATCGAGACTCGCACTCTGATCACGGCGTGGTGCGGAACTGGATTGCCGCCTGCGCCTGGCGCGCGGTTATCGTCAATTCTCGGTCGAAAGAGGTTGACGATAGCGACCGGTCCAACCTCGAGTTTGCTTGCCGCCGCCTCCCCGCGACTGGGAAGGCAGCGGCGGCGATATTGGCGGGCCAGCTGATGGGCGATATCTACAAGCGTCCGCTGGCCGCCGGCTTTCAGTTCCCGTAGGCGATTACGCCACCTTCAGATCACTTTCACTCAGATCGAGCCGCTCGAAGTCGGTGTCTGCATCATCCCGCAGGCCATCGACCTCGGCAGGCAGCTTACCGTGCCTGGCGAGGATGATCGCATCGTCCCAGTCGCCCGTCGCCGGGCTACCCGTGCGATAGAACGCCAAGACGCCCGCCCGGATCGGCTTGTAGCGCTCGAGGAGGCGCAGCGCGTGATCGCGATCGCGTGCCGGCATTGGATCGTCGGCTGAAAGGCCGTTGCGGCCCGCGACCTTGTAGGTCTGCACGACGTAATAAGTCAGCCTTGCGACGGTTTCCTGCTTTTTCCTGGTACTCATAACGCTCTCCTGGTTGCCCAGGTCTCTGGCGCCCGGGCTCCCTCAATCAAAGCGTGTGAATGAGAACAGAACAAGAACATTTTTGACAGTTTCTGTCAGCTGTGGAATCCATGGATAACGGTCGAGCGATGCACCGAGACGACGGGCACGGTTGGTGCTCTGACGCGTGATCGCCGGCCTCTCCGGGGTTTTGATCGGGCTGCTCATCAAGCGATGGCTGACTATGTGACCGTTCACGACGCGATGGCTGCCGGGCACGAGCGGCTCGAGGTCAGGTGCACGACCTGCAGGATCACCCATCACATTCCCTGGCGGCTCCTTCGCGGCATTCTCAACGGGGATCGCCTCGACGAGATCCACAAGCGCCTGGTCTGCAAGAGGTGCGGCAACCGCCCCGCGCCGGAAGATGTCGGCATCCCTGAGCCGGTGAAGTTTCCCGGTGGCCCGCTATACGGGCCGCGCTAGAAAGGCGTTTGAAGGCGGCCGATTGCCGTAACAGTTAACATCGCGGGCGCTGGCGGCCCATCTTGCACCATCGCCTTGATTTCGGGTCACTTTTCGGAACTGTTACGCTGCCGGCGCGGTTGGGGCCAAAACGTAACAGTTCGGACGCCTGAAATCGGGCCTTTTGGGCGTTTCGGGCCGATCAGGGGCGCCGCGGCCAGCTGCTAGTGCCATTTGATCGTTCGTTCTGGCTTTCGGGATTTCTGGCTTTCGGGCCACCCGCGGCCCGCCTAACCCTTTGGCCCGCCGCACCTTTCCGGCTGATCCCGCCTAATCCCACTTAATCCCGCCTAACACCCGCTAGTGCCA